AGCATATACATTATAATTATTAGTGCCTGCATGCCCTGTCATAATTAATTGAGCACTATCAATTCTTGAAAAGTTACACGTTCCCGAAGGCTGATGTTCTTCGGGTTTCAAAGCAAATGAATAGACAGCTATAGAATTGAAAACGGCATGATTTTCATTGTCCAAGGCGGTACACGTACCTGTATGGTGACGCCAAGTTTGATATTGAGTAAAATATTCAACAGGTCTTTCAGAAAATCTATCGTGTCCATTTAACTTTAACTGAAATCTTGTGGGATCCCAAGAAGTATCAGTCACGTCCGTGGTACCTGGAATGTCCACGGGTTTATAGACTTTTTCAGATAATCGTTTCACACACCATACTAGTTCTTTAACCGGATGATTGAAATTTAAATCCATTACAGAAGCGACATTATTAAATTCTCTCAATTGAACTTGTTCAATTAAATATTCATGACTTACTTGTGCGAATCTTCTTCTTTCATCTGTATCTAAATAAATATAATCAGCATACAAATTATTATAATCGGTAGTCACATTGTCTATATCTTGATACGTTAAATTAATTTTAACTTCATGGTATTGGAGGGCAATTAAAGGTAAAGCATTCCCTGGATTTCTACAAAACCAAAATCTAAAGGGAATATGATATACCTGTCTTTGATCAACTATCATTTGGATTGCGCCACCTAACATATTATTGAAGAACTGGCACGTGTCGCCACCTTCAGTCAATTCAGAATATAATGCCATCCATTCTCCTGTTTGCCTATCAATTAGTTGACCACCAATCTCACATTCGACCGTTTTAATAACTGACATGGGCGCATTAGTAATATTACCATTAATTTCTATTCCCATCTCCATATGTAATCCATATACTAAATCACCATTTCTAGATATAGTTGAAGTGATCTCTCCGTCTTTATTACCGGGAGATGTATCACCCGTCCACACTTGTCTAATAGATTCCATTGAAAAATTTGTGTGTCTCCTGTATACTACTTTAAAAAAAGTAATTTGGGGGTTACCCGTCAAATAAACATCTTGAGCTCCATATGCTACCAATTGCATTAATCCTCCACCCATTATTATATATATATATATATATAATATTTTTTTTTTTAAAAAAAGAACATAAAAAAGAATATAAATATTAAATTATTTATTTGTGAAAATAAAAGAACTTATATACATTAATTAGAATAAGCTAAACCACCCATACCACTCATGACTCTAAGAACATTGTAATTAATAGCATACACATTTATATCGGGTGTAGTAGATAAATTAGTTACAATTAATTGTGCACTATCAATTCTTGAAAAGTTACACGTCCCTGAAGGTTGATGTTCTTCGGGTTTCAAAGCAAATGAATAAACTGCTACTCTATCACCACCATCCCCTTGTGTGGTTGCCGACCCAACTAGAACGCTGGAAGTATGGTGACGCCAAACTTGATATTGAGTAAAATATTCTATAGGTCTTTCAGAAAATCTATCGTGTCCATTTAACTTTAAAATATATCTAGTGTCTTCCCATCCTTTCGTGTCTCTCCCCTGTGTGCCTGGAAGTGAATTATAACCCCTTGCTGTATAAACTCGTGGTTTACACCATACTAATTCTTTAACCGGATGATTGAAAGTTAAATCCATTACAGAGTTGACACCACTGAATTCTCTCCTTTGAAGTTGTTCAATTAAATATTCATGTGAAACTTGCGCGAACCTTCTCCTTTCATCTGTATCTAAATAAATATAATCAGCATACAAATGATTTTTATGAACATTACAATATGTTCCATTAAAATTATCATCATATACTAAATTAATTTTAACTTCATGGTATTGAAGAGCAATTAAAGGTAATGCTAATCCAGGATTTCTACAAAACCAAAATTTTAAGGGGACATGAAATCTCCCGCATATATCCTTCGCAAGCATAGTTGTTGGTCCATAACCAATCATATTGTCGTCTCCTAAGTTTAATAACCTATAAGGTTCCGTCAATTCATGCTGAATTTCCAACCATTCACCATATTGTCTATCAATTAGTTGACCACCAATCTCACATTCGATAGTATCAATAGACCTATGAGGCAAACTTCCAAATGTCGCCCCGTGGTCTGTGCCTATTAGATCCATCTGCATATGTAATCCATATACCAAATCACCATTTCTAGATATAGTAGCTGATGCACTCCCCGAAGTGGCTCCACCGGCCCATACCTGTTTAATAGATTCCATAGAAAAATTCGTGTGTCTCCTGTATACTACTTTAAAAAAAGTAATTTGGGGGTTACCCGTCAAATATACATCTTGAGCTCCATATGCTACTAATTGCATTAATCCTCCACCCATTATTATATATATATATAACAAATATTTTTTTTTTTAAAAAAAGAACATAATAAAATAATAATTTAACAATCACTTAATATAATATATCCCGCTGAACAAGTAGCTAATATAGAAAATATATTTATAATCTGCATACATATATACTTATTTTTATTTATAAGTATTGTATTTAAATCTCCACCATGTCTATATATAATTTCTCTTCTAACTCTGGCTTTATTAATTGATATTATTTTATAGTTTTCATCAAGATACTTATAAGATTTTATTTCTGATCTACACATAGGACAAGATGTTTTTTTTTTATTAAACCAAGAATCTAAACATTCCATACAAAAAAAATGATTGCACTCTGTATTACACATATCATTTTTTTCAAAATCATTTAAACATATTGAACAATTTATAATTTCTTTTTCAGACATATTTATTAATATTATACTTATATTAAATTTATATTTATATACACTTATTATAATTAACGACTCGTGGAAGATTGTGTCCGACAAAGTCCATCCATTCCATCTTCCAATTGTCCCACATCTTTAATATAATGCATAACATCATCAACGTGGACATTCTTGAAATCACCTTCATATTTTTCTTCTGCCTTATCGTGAGCCAGCGTTATAAAATTACCCATATAAGTATGCATATGTAGACTGGCAATCGTGTAATGACCATACCTGTGGAACGATTGTCGCAAAGATCCCATAATATTTGGAGGTAGAGTCTTATATTCTTTGTATTCTTGAACCAATTTTGCGGGGATCAAACCTTCTTCCAGAGGCATAGGTGACATATCTCCAGGTTTCAGTTCCATTGATATCATTGTTCCGTCAATTTCGACTTCCCCGGTCAATTCAAGTTGCCATTTCAAAGAACCAATCATATGTTCATCACCCTCAATCAACATCTGAACAGACTTTTTCCCAAGTTCTTTCATCTCATTTATGAGAGATTCATCAGAAACCTGGAGTGTGTCGCAACTAATCTTGCGAATTGTTTTAGGGACTACCAATGTATGGACTAAAGACTGGAGAGAACCTTCACCACCGATCTCAAATCTTACAGGTTGCATCTTATTAGGTGTGGACCCACCCCTGAAAGCACCTGGAATAAAAGCATAGCAATTTTCTGATTCACACACGAAAGTCTTACTCTTCATGTCTTCGATTATTTCTGGTTTGTGGAATGGTGGGACACCCTTGATAGTTCCATTGGCAAATTCTTTCGTTCCATCTTCATTAGTGATCTCAATCACATCTTTAGAACCTGATTCCCATAGGGAAGCAGCATCTTTCAACTTTTGGTTGGATTCATACTTGGAGAACATTATAAATGATATATTAGTATATTTTTATATCATTTTATTAAATTGTTTTCAAATTAAATTTTATGGATTATTTGAAGGTATTAAATCTATTTTTTCTTTCTCTTTTTCTTTTTTTTCTAAATAATCAGCATCTAATACATTAAAACTAACAAATTCTGACATATAAGAACTCATCATTTTATCATTCTTTACAGATTCCCGAGCCACAATTAATGAATTATATAATTTATTTAGAACTAATAATGTGAAACTTAAAAAACACGATAAAGTTGAATTACTATAATATTTATCTTTTAGTAATTTAATAGTCAACATTACATTTATAAAATATATCATGATATTAAATATAAGTGTGTAATAATAATATTTATTTAATCGGTCCATTTTTTTATCTAATTTGGGTTCATGAATAATTATATTTTTTAACCCATTATCTGATTTATTATTATCTATATCTAAATATTTAATAGCCCATTCTTCTCTTATTAGTTCTACCATATAATATATATAAAATGTCATCATTGAAAACATATTCCAATATAATACTGTTTTATGATATATTTCATTATTATTATAATTTTCTTTAATAGTACATACATGATCACCACAACTTTGAGGTATAAATAAAGACATTAATGTTCCTGTTGTTACTTTATATATTTGTAATACAAATATACATCCTACTTTAAATCTTTGTATAATATCAACATCTATCATTATTATATTTATTATTAAAAAAATTTGAAAACAATATAATAATATGTTATTAATAATATATCATAATGAACTTTAAATTTTGTGAAAATTGTAGTAATTTAATGGATTTTTGTCTTCAAGAAGATGGTAGTCCTATTCATATATGTTCTAGATGTTCCCATATAGAAGAAATTAAAGATAAACAAAGTATATCTATAAATATAAATAAAGAATTGAAATTAGAAGAAATATTAAATACTAATAAATATTTATCATTAGACCCAACAATCCCCACAATTAAAAATAAAAATATTAAATGTATAAATAAAGAATGTGAAACAAATAAAACAATGAATAGTAGTATAAATTATATTAAATATGATGAAAAAAATTTGAAATTTTTATATGTATGTAATGTTTGTGGTCATAAGTGGACTAATGATATTAAATAAATTATTTAGTTTTCCTTTCATTTTGATATTTAATTATTTGGGTTTCCATTTTTTTAATTAATATTACATCATCTTCATATATATCCAATAATAATAAATTTATTTGTTTATCACCTGGATATTCTTCTTTATACAATGTTTTTAATGAATCTTTAATAAATATTTTAGAATGTTCTTTTTTTTCTTCATATATTTGTTCTATAACACCATGTATTTTTTCATCCATAATAATAGTTAAATTATTTTCTTTGAGATAATTTTCATAGTGTGTTTTAACATAAAATATTAATAATTCCTTAATACTCTTTAAAATATTAGATGACATTAATAATATTACTATTTAATTATTTAAGTATAAACGTTTAAGGATACATTAAATTATAATTTATATTATATATTATGATGTTTAAACTATATTATAATATAATTAGATCTACTTATTTAATATATAATTGTATTCAAAATAAATTATATAATGATGAAATTGTCATAAAAAATATAACAGAATCGGTTGATAATTCAGGTTGTTTATTTATAAAAATAATTCAATGGATACTACCTAGATTATATTCTCTTGATATCGATAAAAAATTTATTAAAATGTTCTCCAAATATTATAATCAATGTAATATTCATGATCTAGACTATACCAAATATATATATAAAAAAGATTTTGATTGTGACATAGAAACAGAATATGATATATTAAATGTATTGGGTTCTGGGTCAATGGGTCAAGTTTATAAAATTATGCATAAAAAGAGTAAAAAATATTATGCTTTAAAAATACTTCATCCCAATATAGAATATGAATTTTCAATATTTACTAAATTATTTAATATTGTAAATAGATGTATAAATATTAAAAAATATATACCTATTTATAATTATAATGATATATTTAAAGAATTATATGAACAAATTGATTTAAATAAAGAAGTAAATAATATATTAACTTTTAAACAAATACATGATGATAGTTTATATATAATCCCCGATGTAATTAAATTTAGTAAACATATTATAATGATGACATATTTAGAAGAAGATGATAAAACTGAATTATCTACATTTAAAACAAAACATATATTTATGAAATTATTATTATATAATCTTGCCTGTCCTCATTATGGTATATGTCATGCCGACCTCCATGATGGAAACTGGGGTATTCATAAAAATAAAATAATTATATATGATTTTGGATATTGTTTAAAATATAATACGAAACATTATAAAGTTGTTGAGAATATGATATTAAATAAAAATAGAATAGAAGCATTCGGTGAATATATTTCTTTATTATGTAAAGACAATAATAAAGATTATGAAAATATTACAGAAGAATATAAAAATCAAATTATTGAAAAACAAGGTGAACAATATACTGATTTAGATATTATGTATGAAAATTTTTTTAAATTTATATTAAAACATGAATTATATATATCTAGTCATTGTTTTAATGGATTTATAGCCTCGGGGAATTTAGAAAATTTAACGACTCCTGATGTAGTATCAGCTTCAGATAAAAATATAACTTTAAAAATTGTTGGTGAATTAATTGATATATGTGAATCCTATAATATATTTACTGAATTTAAAGAACATATTAAAAATACATATACTAGAAAAATAGATAATTCCATATTTAATTTAGATAAATATGAATTTTTAAAAAATAAAATAATTTGAAAATATTTAAGGTAATAAATCTATATATATATAATATATAATGTCGTTAAATGATTATAAGAAAAAGGAATTACATCAACAAGTTTTGGATGAACCTGATACATTTGTAGGTGGTTCAGATGAAATTGAGGATATACTTCCATTATTTATAGAAGATAAAATTATTGTTTCTGAATGTAAATTTATTCCTGCTATATTAAAACTATTTGATGAAATCCTTGTGAATTCAAGGGATCAAAAAATTAGATTAGATGATGCAATTAAATCAAAAACTAAAGGTATTATTCCTGTCACAGATATTAAAATTGAATTTGATGAAAAGACACAAATGTGGAGTATTTATAATAATGGGAATGGTATTGATGTAGCCCAACATCCAACAGAAAAAGATAAAGATGGAAAACCATATTGGATAGTTGGCATGATACTCGGCGAATTATTGACATCTAAAAATTATAATCAAAGAGGTAAGACAACGGGCGGAAAGAATGGTTTTGGAGCTAAATTAACTAATTTATTCTCAACTATGTTTAGAGTTGAAACAGTTGATCATAAACGAGGATTAAAATATGTACAAGAATTTAAAAATAATATGAGTGTAAAGGGTAAACCTGTTATCACAAAAGTTAAAGGTAAACCATATACTAAAATTTCTTGGATTACAGATTTTAAAAGGTTCGGTATTGAATCTTATTCTAAAGATATGATACATATGATGATTCGGAGGATATATGATATTGGGGGAACAACGGATAAATCTTTAAATTTATATTTTAATAAAAAAAAATTAACTATTAATACATTTGATAGTTATATCGATCTATATCTAACCGATAAAAAGAAAGTATTTGAAAAAATACATGATCGTTGGGAAATTGGATTATCTATAAGTGAAACTGATAAATTTGAGAATTATTCATTTGTAAATGGTATATATACACCTAAAGGTGGGAAACATGTTGATTTAATTGTGAAACAAATTACAAATGGATTATGTTCATATATTTTAAAGAAACACAAAAAAACTATCCCTGATAATTATATTAAAAATTATATGAAAATATTTATTAATTGTGTCATTGAAGATCCGTCATTTGATAGTCAATCTAAAGAAAGATTAATTACAGCACCAAGTAAATTTGGTTCTAAACCTTTAATTAATGATAAATTTATTAAAAAAATTGCTGATAATTTAGATATTATAGATAAAGTATTATCATTTGCTGAATTTAAATCAAATAAAGATTCTAAAAAAACAGATGGTGTTAAGAAAAATAAAATAAATGTTCCCAAGTTAGATGACGCTAATTGGGCGGGAACAAATAAATCAGGTCAAACTATCTTAATATTAACTGAAGGAGATTCAGCAAAGACTATGGCGATTAGTGGTTTAAGTGTAGTAGGTAGAGATAAATATGGTGTATTCCCATTGAGAGGAAAAGTTTTAAATGTTAAAGAAGCATCAATTAAACAGATAACAGATAATGCTGAAATAACAAATCTTAAAAAAATATTAGGATTAGAGAGTGGGAAAGAATATAAAGATATTAATAAATTGAGATATGGGAGTATCATGATTATGACTGATCAGGATCATGATGGATCTCATATTAAAGGTTTGGTTATGTTGATATTCGAAACATTATGGCCAAGTTTATTAAAACTAAATTTTATTAAAGCAATGATTACACCGATCGTTAAAGTATCATTGAAAAAAGATAGTATTAGTTTTTATAACTTATCTGATTATGAAGATTGGAAGAAAACAACTCTAAATTATCAAAAATGGAATTGTAAATATTACAAGGGGTTGGGGACTAGTACGGCAAATGAAGCCAAAGAATATTTTAAAAATATGCAAATAACTAGTTATAATTTTAATGAAAAAACTATTGAGAAAATGAATTTAGCCTTTAAAAAAGAATTTGCGAATGATCGTAAACAATGGTTATATTCATATAATCCTAAAAATATATTAAATAATACTAAAATAGTCCAAATAGAAGATTTTATTGATAAAGAATTGATTCATTTTTCAAATAGCGATACAAAGAGATCTATTGGATCTATTTATGATGGATTAAAACCATCTCAAAGAAAAATATTATATTGTTGTTTCAAAAGAAAATTATATCAAGAAATAAGAGTGGCTCAATTAGCAGGTTATGTGAGCGAACACGCAGCATATCATCATGGTGAAGCGTCTTTACAATCAACTATTATAGGGATGGCGCAGGTTTTCACCGGGACAAATAATATTAATTTACTAAAACCCAATGGTCAATTTGGTTCAAGGATTATGGGGGGAGCAGATTCCGCAAGTCCAAGGTATATTCATACAGAATTAAATAAGATTGTAAATTTAATATATCCAATTGAAGATTTTCCATTATTACATTATGAAAATGATGATGGATTAATTGTTGAACCCACTTACTATGTTCCAGTTATCCCAATGGTATTAGTAAATGGTATGAAAGGTATTGGAACAGGATTTAGCACAGATATACCACAATTTAATCCAATTGATGTCATTGATAATATAGAAAATAAAATTAATGGATTGGATTATAAAGAAATAATTCCCTGGTATAAAGGATTTAATGGAACCATACAAAAAATATCTGATCAAAAGTTTATTACAAAAGGTAAATATGATATTATTGGAAAAGATAAAATTGTTATAACTGAACTACCCGTGGGGACATGGACATCTAATTATAAAGAATTCTTAAATAGTTGTATTTATGATAAAAAAGATTCTAAATCTAAGAATAAATTTATTATTGATTATGAAGATCATTCAACAGATGATAAAATTAAATTTATTATTAGAATGACTAATAATATATCACAATTTATAACTTGTAATGATAAAGATAATTTAGATTCTATTGAAAGAATGTTTAAACTATCCAGTACGAAAAGCATATCAAATATTCATTTATATGAAGATAGTGGACATATAAAAAAGTATAATAAAATTTCTGATATATTTGATGAATTTTATAAAATTCGTTTTAGTTTATATTCTAAACGCAAAGAATACATGTTATCAGATATTAATAAAGATAGAATTATCCATGAATCTAAATTAAAATTTATTCAGAATGTTATAGATGATGAAATTGTTATCTATAAAAATACACAAGATAATATAATTAAATCATTAAAAGATAATAAGTTCCCATATATAGTAGATGGAAAAATAGAAACTAGTTATAGAAAGGAATCTTTTAATTATTTAGTTAATATTCCGATTAGTCATTTTACAAGTAATAAGATAAATGAATTAAAATCAAAAATAGACAAATTAAATAAAATGTATGATTCATTAAATAAAAAGACGATTCAAGGAATATGGCTCAATGAATTAAAATTAATCCGAGACTCTATTTAATATATTCTTTATCATATTATAATAATAATAATAATAATAATAATAATAATAATAATAATAATAATATTTATTTCTATATTTTTTTTAATTATATATATATATATATATATGAATAATATATCTAAATTATTAGATGATGGAACGTTAAATATAAAAAAAATAAATACAAATACGAAAACAAAAAAGAAAACCTATAAAAAATATCTAAAAGGTGATATAAATCCTAAAAAAACATTTAGAAATAAAAATAAAAAACATTCCCCTAAAATTATTATTAGAAAAGAAAATAAAGAAACAAAACGAGAAAATAATAAAAATAAATTATTAAATCGTGTCATTGATGTAAAAATAGATGAAATTGTAAATGATGTAAAAAAAAATGATGTTAAAATAGATAAAGAAGAAGAAAAAGATAAAGAAGAAGAAAAGGTAATTGAGGGAACTATTGATTATGATAAAGTTGATGCGATTGAAAATAAGAATGATAATGATAATATAAACAATGATAAAAAGAAAAATAAAAATAAAAAGAAAAAGAAAAAGAAAAAGAAAACTAAAACTAAAACTAAAATAAATAAAAATACAGAGGAAATGATTACTGAATTAAAAGATAAAGGTATTTTAGTTTCTGGTAAAAATAAAAGAATATTAAAAGATATATATATTTATGCATTAGATGATAATATTAAAATATATAGAGAATAAAATATAATTATTTAATAATGAATAATAATATGAATTCGTGTTGGTCTCTCGGACCCGGAGTTTTAGTTTCTTTGGATAAATTGGGAATAAGCGAACAAGAAAGAAGAAAAAAAATAGGTGAAATATGGGAGAAACGTGGTGAAAAACATGGAGGTCATTGGTCAGTATCAGCATATAATCAATATCATAACCGCATAGAAAATACTCCTTATGGGGTGTATCCAAATAATAGTTGTTTCGGGGATGATAAATTAAGATCTATAGCTTTAATAGAATATATTTACCCTAAATTAATTGATAAAAAATATATACTTGTTCAAAAAAAATACATTAATCATAAAAAACATCCATTATCTATAGATGTCCCTTTAGAGGGTTCGGAAGAAGAATTTCAGAATAATGGTGTAAATAAGAAGAAGAGACTATTTAAAAATAATATTATTTAGTGAATAATAAATTATTACTTTCTGTTTTATGTTCTATTTTTTCTAGATAATTACATTCAATCCAATTATATAATAATGATCTTTTGTAAGGATTGATATCTATAATTAAATAATGCATTTGATCGGATTCTATAAATGTTATAAATTTACTAATGTATTCGAGCATTATATCAGATAATTTTTCACCTACAGATAGTTCGTATATTAATTGACTATTATAATTTATATATTTATTTAAAAATTCTGAATAATCAGATATGATTCGATTTATTAGATCTTCTAAATCAATAACATCACCAATGGCGCGGTGGGCATTATGTTGAACGATATTGTAATTTAGACACAAATTTTTTTGTGAATAACTATCTTTAGTTTTATTTTGTTTTTTATATATATTTTTTATTAGATAAATTGTATCAATGAAATATAAATGACTATAATCTAAATTATATTTCATAAATAATATTTTTAAAAATATAAAATCAAATCTTTCTCCATTGTGTGCCATGATATATTTAATATCATTATCAATTAAAAATTTATAAATATCTTTAGCAACTTGTTGCTGTGTTATACCCTTTGAGTGAATCATTTGATTAGTTATCCCAGTTATTTCAGTTATTTTTGGAACAATATATGCTCCATTGTAACCTGGTTTAGCTTTACCCACTCTATCCGGTTTCACGAGTGATTCATATTTAATATCTTTTTCATTTACTTTTAAAGCTACTTCTATAATTTCATCTTTAGTTGGTATTAAACCAGTCGTTTCAAAATCTAGAATACAAGTTTTTTTAAACATATTGTAATTATTATATTTAATATTTTAAATATATATTTATCAAATTATTAATAACATCTATAAAAATTCATTTAAGTTTCTATCAATGATAAGTTTATCATGTTTCATTTTCATAATATTTTGAATATCCACTACAGATATTGACCCATACTTAATTAAAAACAAAGCACAAATGACAATATTATAATCTTCATTTGAAGCAATTAATATATTTTTATCGAGATAATTATTATGAATAAAATTTAAAATCTTATCTAAATTATTTTTTAAGGTCATCATGTCTTTTAATGGTAATCTAATTTTTTCAATTTTAGGTATATCTACAAATGGTAAATCAATAGAACAATTTAATATTAAATCTATTGAATGTTTTTCATAAATAGATTTATCAAATAAATCATCAATTGTACATATTAATAATCCTGAAATTATCTCAATCACCATTTATTTAATTTGATTTTAAAATTATTTAAAAATAAACTAATATATTTTAATTCGATAATGGATGAAACCGAAATAAATGATTTATTCGGTGAATTAGACTTATTAAGTAATAAGGATACAGAATGCATTAAATGTTGTGAAAATGAGGAAAATTATATACTATCTGGAAAAATAACTATTTGTAAAAAATGTAATTCCACTATTTCCAATTTAACAAGTGGAGCCGAATGGAGATTTTATGGTTCAGAAGATAATCGTACAACCGATCCCAATCGTTGTGGGATGCCTGTAAATGTATTATTACCTAAATCATCTATCGGTTCAACTGTTTCTAATATGTACACGACTAATAAAGATATTCATAAAGTTAAAAGGTTTCAACAATGGAATGGTATGACATATAAAGAAAGAAGTAGATATAAAATATTTAATGATATTAAAGCTGTTTGTGAAAAGAATGGGATTCCTTTAATAATTATCAAAGAGGCAAACTCTTTATATACAATAGCATCAGAAACGAAAATATCTAGGGGTAATAATAGAAATGGTTTGATAGCTGCTTGTGTTTATTTTGCTTGTAAAAATTGCAAGGTCCCAAGAAGTAGTAAAGAAATGGCAAAAATATTTGATATTAGACCGGTCTTAGTTACAAAAGGTATTAAATCTCTCCAAGAGATACTCCAATTAAATAGTAATAATACTAGAATTGAAAAACATAATACAATCAATCAGTGTGATTTTATAGAAAGATTTTGTTATAAATTAAATATAAATACAGATGACGTTATAAAAATTAAAGAGATATCTAAAAAAACTATGGATAATAATATAATCTCTGAAAATACACCCCCATCAATTGCCGCAGGATGTATTTATTTATACATCAATGAACATAAATTAAATATTACTAGGAAAAAAATTTCTGAAGTTTGTAATATATCAGAGGTTACAATTAATAAATGTTATCTAAAAATTGAATCGAATAAACATTTATTATTATAAAAATATATATATACTATTAATATTTATTTATATATTAATCGGAAGGTGGGGTACATCCGTGGCACAAGGGTTGAGTGTTTTCATGAGTTGGTTTGCACACCTGATCATACGTTTCACTGGAAAAAAGAGACATGACCCCGCAAGTTAACCCCCTAGTATGTTTATTTTTAACCACCTTCAATTGTGGATTACCTTTATCAGATATTTTAAATAAATCACTTAATAAACTTTGGTGTGTGAAAAAGTAGTATAAAAAGGCAATTAATAATAAAGCAATAATTCCATGTTCAACTTCCAGATTCATTATAATATATACTTATACAATATTTTAATTATATGTTAATCTTTGATATATAATTATATTATAAATTAAATATTACTAGGAAAAAAATTTCTGAAGTTTGTAATATATCAGAGGTTACAATTAATAAATGTTATCTAAAAATTGAATCGAATAAACATTTATTATTATAAAAATATATTTACTATTAATATGAAGAAATACAATTATATATTTATAATTTTTTTATTATTAATTCCAATCTTTTATGGTATATATTTAATCATTAATATTTATAAAGAAAAACCAACTATCATATATAAAGAGATAGAAACCCCTGTAGTAATAGACAAAGAAATAGAGAAACCTGTAATAATTGAGAAACAATTAAAAAAAACTGTAACATTTAATGATAATCCAAATATAATATTTTATGAGAATGATTACACGGAAAATAGATTACATGAAAGGACGGAAGCGCCCGGGTTTGTGTCAGATAATCGGACTTATGATGATAGAGTTATTAGACCCGTTAGACAAATGCCTATTAATATAAGAACTAGAGGATATCCAACAGAATATCAACAAATGGGGATATTAACTAATAGAAATAATTTAAAAGATATTAAACCATTATATGGGCGACAAACTTATCAGGGATCTAATCAGTGGAATTATTATACATCAACTGATTCTGATTTAGCATTAAAAATACCAATAACTATAAAAGGAAGAAAATGTACCGATGAACACGGATGCCAAGAATTATATGAAAAAGATCATGTAGAGGTAAATGGGAATAAATATGATATTGAAAAATATAGTAATGATGAATTTAGATATATTCCATATGTTTTTTAATAGTTTTAAAAATATTATTATTATTAATATGAATATTTATGATAATATAAAAGAAATTATATATATAAATTTAGATAAACGCACGGATAGAGATGAATATATAAAAAATTTTTTAAATTTTCATTTTAAACACATTCAAATTACAAGATTTAGAGCGATAGAACCAAGTGATGCTACTGAATATCAATTTATAAAAGATAAAATAAAACATAGTAAAAATGCTAATAAACTACCGGGGATTACAGGTTGTTATTGTTCTCATATATGTATATTGAACAGATTATTTAACAAATATAAAAATAAAAAAACAAATGATTTTGTTTTAATTGTAGAGGACGATACTTTTTTTGATAGTAAATTCATAGATAAATTAAAAGAACCATTGGAAATTACAGATTGGAATATAATTTTAGGTATAAATCCATCCTGTAAATTAAATCGAAATGGAATTAATAAATATGACGATTTTAAAAATAAACATGTATTTGGAACAAATGTTGTGATATATAATCTTAAAAATATAAAAGAACTTTACCGAGATATTATCAATATACCTGTTATAATAGATTATGATTTTATGTTAAAAGAAAATATTAAAAATATTTATTTTTTTGATACCAAATATATTCAAGAAAAGAAAACCATAAAAAAAAGTGATATACGCAATAATATAAAAATAAAACCACGTTTATGGTGGTGATTTTTTTTATAATTTTATTTAATTTTAATTTTTATATTATATATATTATATATGAATATTAAGGTAGATGATATATTGATGGTTGTAATTGTAATAATAAGTTTATATATTATTTATAAAATTTATCATGGTAGTTTGATTGAAGGTAAAAGAACGTCAACATTCACGGGTAAGTTGTTGGAATATACCTTTCCTAAAATGTTTAAAAAATATACGGATATAGATGATAGGGTTAATAATTATAATAAGTTTAAGAATAATAAGGTTAAAAATAATATAAATTTACATTCAGTATCTGAGAAAACAGGTGAATCTAAACCAAAAAATAGTGAATCTAAATTTTCAAATGGGAGAACAAAATTAGATTGTTACAATTATTTAATAAATGCAGGGGCCGGTGGCGGAGGTGGGTCAGAACTTGAATCCTACTGTGGAACGGATATGGAATATACAGATACTTCTTGTAAAGGTAGACTTTCATTGAGTTTTTTAGAGGGAGGTCTTGTGGAAGGTAAATGTGATGGGATGGATTATGGTGATGATTGCGGTACCCAATATGACTATGAAGGCTACGCGTGTGTAGAGGATAATAAAAATGGTGAAACAAAGTGTATAAAAGGTGAAAAATGTAGTAGTGGTAATATTTCTGATTTAACACTTGAACAATTAAATCATAATTTACAAGTGTTACAAAATTTAAGTGCAAATTTTAGTGCGATTATTGATATTGATGGATATGATGCTTGTGATGAAGATGATGAAGATGATCAAGCCTGTATGTCGATGAAAAAGTTTTTTAAAGAGTTTCACGGGGAAACAATTAAAAATAATATAAAAACAATTAACAAAATAATTGGTGAAATTGGTGAAATTATTGATATAAGAAAATCTGAAGAACAAACAGATAAATATAATAATTGTACAAAAATTGTGGGGATACGTCCCTACTTGGCGAAGTATGTAAAATGTTGTAACCAAGGTGACGAAGGTGATAAAAAATGTCAAGAAATGGGCGCTGGAAATAATTGTGTTTCACATAACACATATGGATCAGTATGTGTGGGATAATCTCGGCCCCTAATAATCATCTTGAGTAATCTACATTAATATGTATCATACTTATTATAGATGATATAATATATACAATTGATACTATAATACTTATTTGGATAAATGTATTACTATAATTTATTTTAGTAAAAAATGTTATAATTGGTTTTAAAAAAGTTTCAAACATCTGTTCAAACATATGTAATTTTTCAATTATTTTTTCATCATCTTCAGTATATAAAGTTTCATCATCAGAATCCGATTCATCTTCAGAATCCGATTCGTCTGATTCTTCTTCAATATCACTACCTCCATCCACTCCACGAGTGCGTTTAAATGTATCACCTCTATATAATTTATATTTTTCACCTTTATCATTTAATTCTTCATTATCATTTAATTCTTCGTCGGGTTGAGTTTTTGACGTTTGATTGTCTGACATATATTAATTTAACATATTTATTAATTTATAAAAAATATATGCAATTGCTATAAAAATAATAATTTGACCAAAAAAACTTTTTCTTAATTTTTCCAAAAAAGTAATCTTAAGATCTACTTTATCAAATAATTTATAATTAATGTTGGTTGTTTTTGTATTTTTAAATAGATTCTCATATGTTGCTTCAGCTAATGTTGTTATAGATGATGTTTTACCTTTGCACAATTTATTTTCAAAATACTTTGATATATCAATAGTTTTTTTAATAATCGCATCTAGATTATTTAAGAATATATCATAAAGTCTTTTTAAATTTTTATAATCTTCTGTCCCTGATTTTATATTGGAAACTTGAATACTAGTTGAAAAAAATGTAAATATATTTGTTATAAAATAAATGGTGGAATATATAATACCGCCCGAACAAACTATATCATTATAGTTATTTATTTTTTTAAAACAATTTTCATAACTTGAAGGTTCAAGTTTTAAAAATGAATCTACTTTATTTTTAATATATGAAAAATGTTCACTTTTATATTCTGATATTTTGTTAGTCTTGAAAAAATTAATAAATTTATCATCATCATCATCGTCTTTTTTAATAATAGCATTTACACATTCTATAAATACACTCGAATTTAAAAAGTCGGCTGTTTTATTATCACCATATATATTACCATCTGAACTTTGTAATTTATTTATATTATACATATTATGCCTACTTACAGGGTTACTTGAATTATAAAAATCAGAATTATTTTGTTTTGCTTTTAGTTGTTGAATTTCTTTAATCAAATCTTCTTTATTTTTATTAGAATAATCATCATTAGACGTTTCTTCCGAATCTCTCAATTGTTCCATGTCTGTATATAGTGTTTCTTGATCTTTAAATGTGAAAGGTCCATTCATTAATATAATATAATATATAATAATATAATATAATGTCATATTTAGTTTATCTAATTATATCTGATAATTTATATTATATTGGAATGACCAATAATTTTGAAAGAAGAATTCAACAACATAACTCTATGTTATCTGGTGGAGCAAAATTTACTAAAAAAAAAAGTGATTGGAAACCAGTATGTATAATAGATGGATTTATAAATAAATCTGAAGCCATGCAATGTGAATGGGCTTTTAAAAATAGACGGGGTAATAATTTCAAAGGAATTTTGGGTAGAATTGAATATTTAAATATTTTATTAAAAAAAAATAAATGGACGAGTCGTTCTCCATTCATTATTGATCAACACTTAACTATATATATAACTGATAACAATAGAAAATATTTAGATTATACAACTATAAAAGAATTATATTGGGATTAAATTTATTCATGACTCATTTTAAAAGAATCTATATCACATACATCATCTTCATCTATTTCATTTAATATATCATTTACATCTCTGATATCTAATGGTATGTCCAAATCATCAGGGACTTCTTGTTCTTGTTGTAACAATTGTTCGAATAATTTATCTTCATCTAATAATATTTCACAATTATTTGTTCCAGCATGAATATTTTGACCCATCATAATATTACTTGATACACCATCTAATCTATCAACTTCACCAAATACAGATGATTTAATTAATTGATCGGTGGTATCTTCAAATGAACATTTAGCCAAAGGTCCAATATCACCCCTATTTATACCCTGCCTATTAATAGATATCAGTGAACCCGAGAATGTCATGGTTTCTGCTAACAATTCAATATGTCTACTATTAATATATGATCCATCATATTCTATTAATAATGTAATCTCTTCAATTAATTTATTTCTCGCGGCTTCAATTCCTAATATATCATATATTTCATTTATATCGTTAGAAGAAGTCTTAATATAATTAACCATCTTGTTTGATAATATTTCTAATAAATTTGTTCCATCAGTTTCAAGAACCCATTCTTTCTTATAATCATATTCACCTTTATCATATACAACTACATTCTCTTCACTCATAACTATATTTGTTATATTTTCAATACCTTTAATTCTTACATTCATTAATAATTCTTCTTCATATTTTTTAAATATGGGAATAATTTCTGTCTGTGAATATACATTATTTATACCATCATAATAACCTTTCATATTTTTGTGAATTGATATTCTCCCAATTAATTCTTTAGAATTTTGATCAGAATATACAAATTTTATATCATTATTATATTCTTGCATTATACATAAATAAATATCTTCCATTATGATTCCCCTATCTAACATTTTTTCTTTATCAAATACGAACCTTATAATCCATGGTGGTATATCATCTTCTTCTTCGTCTTCCTGTTCAAAAAATTCTTTATATATTTTTAAAAATTGATTATCTTGTTGTATTGATGATTCGTATTTAGTATGTTTAGGATCATAATATATATAGCTATCTTTAACGATATCATTTAATATAGTATGTTCTAAATTATTTTTTATAAAATTACATTTTTGTTTATTGTACTTATATTCGGAATTTAAATATACCTTAACAGAGGGAGATGATAAATTCGATGAAGTAGATAATAATTCCTGTAATCTTGGAATGCCTCTCGTTACATTAGATTTAGAACTTACACCTGCGAAATGAAACGTATTTAATGTCATTTGGGTAGCTGGTTCTCCTATACTTTGTGCTGCTAATGTTCCAACCATTTCACCAGGATTTACAATAGACCGATTATATCTGTTTTTAATTGTTTCTATTATAAATAAATATTCATTTTTTTGAATATAAAATTGTTTAACCAATAATTTTGGATTTAAATGAATATCAATTAGCATATTTAAAATCTCATTTAATTTAAAATTATCAGATACATATAATTCTTCTTTTAATTCTTCATTTTGTTTCAAAATATCTATTGGGGATATATCTGATATTTTCTTATTTTTTTTACAAATATTTGAAATTATCCTTTGTATATGGACGGGGAACCATATATTATTTTTGATTTCATAATTAAATATTTTAGTTATCATATAATTTCTATATTCAATTAATTTAATAGCAATGTCCCCATATATTTTTTTCATATCCTTTTCTTTTAATTCTTGAATAATTTCTTCAGTATAATATTTACTTAAATCATCGTCAGGGTCAAATGTGAAATTTTTAATTATATCACCTATTTTCATATTTATGATTAATAAAGGTTGTGATTCAATAGTTGTAGAATCAAATCCCTCATCTCCATATATATATTGAACAATGATACCGGAAGATGTTCTAACCGAAAAATCATATTCTACTTTTAAATCTTCCATCGATTTAACCAATTTCCTCTGAATATATCCTGTAGCTGATGTTTTAACTGCTGTATCTATTAAACCTTCGCGACCACCCATAGCATGAAAGAAAAACTCTTGAGGGGTTTGACCCGATATAAATGAATTGGATACATATCCCCTGGCTTCAGCAGTATCATCAAACTTTTTAAAATGAGGCAAAGTTCTATCTTCAAAACCATAGGGTATCCGTTTACCATCTACATTTTGTTGCCCTAAACAAGCTACCATTTGGGAGATATTTGTTAATTTACCTTTAGAACCAGAATTAATCATCGCACTAGCTCTATTGTCATGTTTTAAATTCTCTAATACCAATTTACCTGTTTGATTTATGGATTGATTTAAAACCCCATTCACTTTACTCTCAAAATGATCTCTATTCGAACTACCTGTAAAATTATCAAATATATTAAAATGTATATCTTGCATAATTGATTTTACTTCCTCTTTCTTTTCATCTATAATTCCTTTAATATTATCCATTGTTGATGTATTTACTATCATATCACTAATACCAACACTAAATCCTTCTATTAATATAAAATAATTAATGATTTTTTGTAAATCATCGATGAAATCTTTGGTTCGTTCGGGACCATCTGAACCATTATCATTAAATATAGTATGAATAAGTCCCTTAGATGTCTTTGTAAATAATGTTTTGTCAAACGTTCCACTTTCAACTACACCATTTATTATATTTACAAAATTAATTATATCTTTATCATCATCGCAAATATTATTCCCCATTTTCAGGTTAATATATTTGGGCAAAATATATGATAATATCTGTTTACCCGTCCATCTATATATCTTTTTCCCACCCGATTCATATATATAATCTGCCTTTGGATAAGAACCATCAAATGTTGATACATCACTAATAATATTCATCATCTGCTTTTTAGTAAAATATGATGATTCATTCATAATAGTTTGAATACTATCTTCATCATCCAAATTTGTTCCCTTATTGATACTTATACAATCAGTATTTTTTAAATATAATATTGTATCTTCTCTAGGACTAATATATTTAAATTCATAACTAGATGTTAATTTATAAATACCCACCAAAGTATCTTGAACAATTGTAATAATTGGTTTATTTTCTCTCGGACTAATTATTTGATATGTAACACCCATTATATCCCTCAATTCTATTTTTGTTGCTATCGATTGTGGAGCATGTAAATTCATTTCATCTCCATCAAAATCAGCATTATATGGGGGGGTGACACTAATATTTAATCTGAATGTATTCCCCGACATTACTTTAACCCGATGACCCATCATACTCATACGATGTAAAGAAGGTTGCCGATTAAATAATACCCAATCACCATCTATTAAATGTCTATTTACTATATCACCCAATTCTAATTCTATTGTATCTTTATTCATATCACTTATCGTAATCTTCATTGAATTAGTTTTAATTATACTTTTAACACCAGGATGAATATCCGGACCATTCCTAACTAATTTAATTAATTTTTCTCGATTAATTATATTAACCTTGTCTGGAAATGTTAGATTAATTGCTATTTTTTTGGGAACTCCCAATTGATCTAATTCTATATTGGGATCGGGTGTTATTACACTTCTAGCCGAGAAATCAACCCGCTTCCCCATTAAATTATTCCTAATACGACCTTCTTTCCCCTTTAATCTTTGACGAACGGCCTTTAAAGATCTTCCAGATCTATGTACCGATGGAGGTAAATTTGGTATTTCATTATCTATAAGTGTAGCTACATGATATTGAACCACTTTCGTTAAATCTTCAATGATAGATTCCTTTGCATTAGATTCTATTTTTATTTTTAAAGTATTATTTGATTTAATTATATCCACCAATTTATGTGTTAAATCATCATCCTGACGCTGTGAATTATCTTTTTTAACGGAAGGTCTCATCGCTGGAGGTGGGACAGGTAAAACAGAACATATTAACCACTCGGGTCTACAATATAAAGGACTTAAACCCATAAATAAACAATCTTCATCACTAATTCTTTCAAATAATGTTTTAATATATTCAACACTCAATGGGACTTCTTCCATTTCTAAACCTTTAAATATAGCTTTTATTCCATCTAAACCACTCCATTTATATTTTTCAGGTTGTTTACAATTACAACCATCTGAAGTTTCTTGACCACATCTTGTTATTTTTTTAGTTTCAGTATTTATTTCAGTAAATTTATTTTTTGGATTTTTTTTAGAACCACGATCAACATATATATTATCTTTATTCAAAAGCAATTTGGAACATTTGAAACATATACAATTTAAAATTTTCAATACATAATCTATAAAATGAAAATTATATACAGGTCTAGCAAGTGTAATATGACCAAAATGTCCCGGACAATTTACATTCTTTTGACTACAACTTTTACATACTTTACCCATATCAGTAACTCCCATTCTTGGATCATATAAACCTTTGATAACTGGATCATCTTTATCATATGTATCTTGTTTTGTTATTTCTACTACAGAACGTCTTTTAATTTCAGTTGGGCTTAATATACTAAATTGAACTGAATCTACACTTTTAATACCTGGTTCATTCATATTATATTATATTATATTATATCTTTTTTTTTAAGTTAATTAAATTATTTATATTAATTTCAAATTATTTAAAAATTAATAATTAATATATATAACATGGAAATTATATATAATACCAGATCTAAAAAAAGGAGATTAACAAATGAAAATATTATATTAAATAATGGTGATAATAATTCAGGAGATTCTACACCTAAATCTAAACAAGGATTATCAGATGATTCTGAAGAAGATGAAAATGATTCAGAAGATTCAGATTATATTTATGGGAGCGAAGAAAGTAGTAGTGAAGAAGATGAAGAAGATGAAGAAGATTTAGATATGAATGACTTACATATAGATTCTTCATCAAGTGAAGAAAATCAAGATTTTATAAATATTATAACCAAAAAACTAATTTATGAAGCAAATAAGATATCAGAGGAAAAAGAAAAAGATAATAATGATGAACAAGACAAAGAATATTTAAAACATTGTAAAAATTTAGAGAGTAAAGATAATTCTGAAGATTTATATGAAAATGATTTTTCATATTTTAAAAAATTATCTAAAGATCTTAAAATTAAATATTTAGGACAATTGTCAAAAATTAAAAATATCAATGGAACTCAAATCCCATTTAAATTTAAAGTATTAAATTCTGGTATGGATGATGATACTCGTGCTTTAACAATGTATAATATAAACAAACTAAATCAACTTGATAATTCTATGGGTGAATATTCTAAAATGAAACATTGGATAGATGGTATTCTTAAAATTCCATTTAATACATATATTAATTTAACAACCAATATTGATTCTTCCATACAAGAAAAAAAGGATTTTTTAAAGCAAGCCCATTCTAAATTAAATGAAGCAATCTATGGACATGATAAAGCTAAATCATATATCCTCCAAGTTATGTGCAAATGGATACAGAATCCTGATTCTTGTGGAAATATTTTAGCCTTACAAGGACCTATGGGTAATGGTAAAACTACTTTAATTAAAGAAGGTGTGGCTAAAGCAATTAATAGACCTTTTGCTTTTATATCATTGGGTGGATCTTCGGATTCTTCTTATTTTAATGGTCATGCTTATACTTATGAAGGATCAACATGGGGTAGAATAATTGATATATTAATTGAAACTAAATGTATGAATCCTATTATATACTTTGATGAATTAGATAAAGTTAGTGAAACAAGTAAAGGTGATGAAATTATACACTTTTTAACCCATATAACAGATTTATCTCAAAATTCAATTTATAAAGATAATTATTTTCCTGGTGTAAATATAGATCTATCCAAAATATTATTTATATTTTCATTTAATGATGAACATAAAATTGATAAAATTTTAAAAGATAGAATGCAAGTTATACATACAACTGGATTTAAATTAGAAGAAAAAATAGAAATTGCCAATAATTATTTAATCCCTGAAATATACAATAATTACAAATTTACAAAAGATAATGTTATAATCGAAGAAGGTATTTTAAAAATTATCATTAATGATTATACTAAAAATGAAGAAGGAGTTAGAAATCTAAAACGTTGTTTAGATATGATTGTATCTAAAATAAATATGTATTATATTTTATATGATGAAGATAAAAAATCATGTTATATTGATTTATCATATAAATTAGAAGATTTTAAGTTACCCTATACCTTAACAGAACAAGATTTAAAAGAATTATTAGATTCGGGATTGCCTGAAACAGATAAACCACCCAATTATATGTATTTATAAAATTATTTATTCATAAAATTTAAAATATTTTTAATAGTATATATAATAATGAATCTTAAGGTTGAACACGGAATTATTGCTATTTTATTAATTGCCTTTTTATACTACTTTTACAAACACCAAAGTTTACTAAGTGATTTATCAAGAGTCCCCGCCAAGGGTAATGCAGAATTAAAGGCAGTTAAAAATAAGCATACTTCAGGACCAGAGGTAACTGTCTAAAATTGCAATAAGTGTTGCGATTATCTCCCCACCCTTCCGGAGAACAGAAGACTTAAAACACACGCATGGCTGGAATCGTGTAAAAGTGACTGTAATTCGGGAGGACCGGCAAGAATGTTAAGATATTGTCCCAACGGTTTCGGATAATTTCGTTAACATTGAATATTAAATGCGGGTAATATACAATATTATTCATTCTTTTTTCTTGCATATATTAACACATTCTTTCATTTTTTCTTCATCCTTTCCTATACCAAAATTACAATATAAATCTTGGTCATCATTATAGTAAATTGCTTCACAACATTTAGTATTTTGTTTGGAATTTGGAGGAGGAGTATAACTTCCCGCAGGATTATCATCATTATAAACATATTTTTCACATGTAGTTATATCTCTATTATTATTATATTTAAATTTACAAGGTCCTCTTATGTTATTTGTGTCGATATCCTTATGAATTAAACATAATTTATTATCTCCATTAATATAACATAAATTACCTTCATCTTTAGGATCCGTTAATGTTATCCAATCAGGATAATAGTTTTTCATATATTCTCCACAGGTTGTTTTATTATTTGATATTGGGGTTCCCGGTGTTGGTGTTCCTGGTGTTGGTGTTGAGCAATTTACATTACTATTTATAAAGTTAGAATGCTCAAGATCAATACCTGTACACTCTTGTTTTTTCAAATAACAATTGTTTGATTCTGTATTATAATTAAACCCTTTACATTCATTATTTTCTTGACATTTTTTTTTACAATCTTCAACACCCACAGACTTATGAATCATTAACGTTTGTGGATTTATATTATTATTTAAACAATATCCTTTACAATTAGTACCCAATTCAGGAGGATTAGACTTAACATGAATATCGTGTGATATTTTATCTCTTTTGATTATATGGTTTGGTCTTAAAATCATATTTAACACATAACCAATTACAAATGCAATTATTACAATCAGTATTTCTTCGTTTTTCATTATAATATATATATATATATATATAAAATATATAAAATATATAAAAGATATAAGATTATTTATTCATAAAATATACACCCTGTAAATAACAATCTGATAAATCATCTTTTTTTTTACTTGTTTCATATAAATCTTGAAATTCTTGTTTTTCTTCACCTATCATATATTTACAATATTCTACCGCTAAATATTTATTTATTTTATATTTATTTTTTTGATTATTTGCCCAAGGTATTTTTACAACAGGTCCTTTATATACCTTTAATTTATTTCTAGCATTAATCATTTCTAATACCAATGGTTTAGATTTAATTAAAAAATAACTATATACCATCATTTGTATTGATTTCATTGTAGGATTTTTTAAAGCAGGTTGATTTTCTACTATGACTTCTTCACATTCTATTAATAAAGGTATTTTATCTAATTCTTCTACCATTTTAGCACCCAACGAATGCATATTGTTTTTAGATTTATTTTTTTTTAATTTATCATTTGAATATTGTTTTAATTTAGAATGTCCTGTACATAATAAGATATCATTAGTAGTTTTATATGTTGCTGATTTATCACATACAACGCCCTTAGTATTTACATGGGAACATAAATCATCACAAGACATATTAATTATTCCCCAATCTTCTATTTTTTGAGTTTCTTTGCATATTACACAATAAGCCAGATTTTTAATTCCAATATCGAATGATAATAATTTCATTTTATTATTTATAAGATATAATATTTAAATATTTATTAATAATATTATTATAAAAAAAATGGATGAAGTTTATAACGCGAAGAATAATAGACTAAATAGATTGAAAAGTAAAAAAAATTCATTTCATGGATGGTTAATCACGGGGAGAGATAATATATATATTCGAAATAAAATTTTTAGTTGTTTCAAAGATAATATATACAAAGAAGTAACATTTATAACATCTGATAAAAAAAATCCTTATCCCGATAACGAGAATATTTTATATATAGGTGAAGTCGATGAATATCTTGGAGAAATGACACAAAAACCAAATATAACACACATTTAATTTAAATATTTATTTTTCTAAATTTTTTATCTTTTATATAATATATGGAAAATAATGATATCATTGAAAATAATATAAAAGAAATTATCACGAAAAAATTTTTAACCGATATAGAAGTGAAAAAGTTAGAAGGAACTTGGATAAGTGAAGGTTATATGAAATTCCCTGTTGTCGATTCAGATACAGATGTTTATTATATGGATGGTGATGATAAAAAACTATTATTAAAATTTAGAAAAAATGTTATTAAAGATGATTTAATTAAAATTGGATGGGATTCTTATAAAAATTTAGCTAAACCATCCAGAGGAAGAGGAGCATCAGCGGGTCCCATAGATAAGGAAGGGACGTATTGGAGAAAACGTGAAATAACAGATACTAATAAATGGTCTACGGGTTATATGTTAAAAGATGGTAAAAAAAGTAAAATGAAAGTGAATAATCAAGTAGCTTCTAATCCAATAGGATTTTATGAAGAATCAAATAATTTTTCTAAATTACCCTGTAGATTAACACATTTTACTAGGACTAATTATGATAAATATAATGAAGGATTACCATTTATTGAAAAAATTGATGAATTATATAAAGAATTAGTCCCCGAATCGCATAGAAAACAATATGAAAGATCTAATGAAAAACCCGACTTTAAAATTAATGATACTTGTTTCTCAACTATAACTATCAATAGAAATTTTAGAACAGCATTACATAGAGATGCTGGTGATTATAAAGAAGGGTTTGGTAATTTATCAGTTATAGAACGAGGTCAATATAGTGGAGCTTATACCATATTGCCCCAATTTGGGGTAGCAGTAGATGTAAGAACAAAAGATTTTTTGGCAATGGATGTTCATCAATGGCATTCTAATACACCAATGTATGAAACTGAAGAACAAAAAAATTTCAATGAACAGATGAAACCCGATTTTAAAGACAACCCTAAAGTTGGTACAGTTGGTATCTATGAAAAATATACTAGATTGACTTTTGTTTGTTATTTGAGAGAAAAACTAATCAAATGTAATGAAATAGATGAAAGATTTTTAGGTCCCAGTGATTCTAAAAAAATTGATCAATTAAAATAATAATTAAAATAATAATTTAAATAATAATTTATATAATTATTTATATAATTTATTATATTATGAAAAAATATGGCGGATATTCATTCAAAGATAGAAAAAGATATTTGTGCGAAAATAATATTATAATTAAAGAACGATTCACGTGTAAAGAAAATGATTATTTAAAGAATGATATTTTTAATACCTTTCATGTATTTTATCCCAATGAAAGTTCTAAAAATATGAAACAATTAAAAAAATTAAATAAAAAAATCATATTTAAATTACTTCAAAATACATATTTTTATCTAGATAATATAGATAAAATTATATTGATTCAAAAATATATTAAATTATTTGTAGAAAAGAAAGAATCTAAATTAAGAGGTCCAGGATTTTTAAACAATAAACTTTGTAAAAATGAAGAAGACTTTTTATTTATGATTGATATTAAAGATTCAGATAAAGATTATTTTTATTCTTATCGTGATTCAGAAGATAGTGTTTGGTATTTTGATATAAGAAGTATTAATAAATTATTAATAACAAAAAAATCAAATCCATATACCCGAAATGAATTTCCTAATTTTGTTTATGAAGAAGTTTCTAAATTAATATCAATATTAAAAAAAAAGAAAAAAGAAGTTATCATTGAAGAATATGAATTCAAAGATCTAAAAGAAAAAGTAAAACGTAAATTAATTGATTTAAGTGTTAATATTACTCAATCTGGATATACTTTTAATAGTGAATGGTTGGAATCATTAGACAAAACAAAATTAATCCAATTATATAAATTATTAGAAGATATGTGGAATTATAGAACACAGATGACACAAGAACAAAAAAGAGAAATAATTCCACCAACTGGGATAGTATTTAATTATCCTTTAGGGCGTATGCATAAACTAAAAATTGAAGCTATATTAAATATATTAATTGATGATATTAATAAATTTGAAAATTCAATTGAAGAAGGTAATAAAAAATTAGGATATATATATTTAATTGCTTGTTTAAGTGATATACATATAGAATGTTATGAAAATAATCCTTGGGTTAAATGGTTATAAAAGCATGTTCTTATTATATTTATTTATATATAAATAGTATTATGTTAATTCATATTGGGACAGATTGTAGTGGAATTGAAGCTCCTATTGAAGCTTTAAAGAAAATTTGTATAAATAATAAATTATCATTTAAACATAAATTTTCTTCCGAAACCAATAAATATGCTATTGATTGTATTAAAGAAAATAACGAACCTGAAATAATATTTGGAGATATTCAAACGAGAGATATTGAAGAAGTTCCCGATATAGATATGTATGTATCGGGATTTCCATGTCAACCTTATAGTAGAGCTAATAAATTTAAAACAAACGTTGATCCAAGATTAAATTTATTTGAAAATTGCTTAGATGTAATTTTTAAAAAGAAACCTAGTTGTTTTATTTTAGAAAATGTTAAAACACTTGTTACATTAAATAATGGATATTATTTCAATGATATATTAAATAGATTAAATAAAAATAACCTATATGATATAAATTGGAAAGTAATTAATAGTAAAGATCAAGGTATCCCACAATGTAGAGATCGATTATATATTATTGGAATACTTAAAACAAAAATAATCGATAAATTTGTATTTCCAGATAACATTACAATGAAACCATTAATAGAATTTATTGATGAATCTTGTAATGATATAAATATCATTAAATCTACAAATATTGAATTATTTAAAAATATTCCCAAAGATTCAATATTCATTGATATTGGTTTCAGAAAAGCCAATTTTCCCAATTCTAATCAATGGGCACCTTGTATTACTGCTCAACCTAATATGTGGTGTGTCCCTAAACAAAGGAAAGCTACTATTAAAGAATATTTAAAATTACAAGGATTTCCAGAAACATATAAAAAACCCCAAAATGTATCTAATCATCAATTAAAAATAAGGATAGGTAATTCAATGACAGTTGATGTTATAGAGAGATTAATGATAAATATTTTTAAGTCTTTAAATTGGATATAAAAAAAACAAACAACTTGTTTTTTTGTTTAGATTTTTTTTAGTTTTTTTTTATTCATTTTTGCCTCTTCTTCATCATGTCGTATATCTGTTTTATAAGATGGAACGAACCGCATATAAATTTTTTGTCTCGTTTCCAATTCGCCCAATTCAACCCAGCCCCAACAACCAGATTGCTTGTATATTTATTTTTCCGAACACTTATGTTATTCTCTAGTATAAATTGCCTAGACCACTGGTTATACTTATCGTTGTTGTAAATGAACCTCCGGAAGTTAAACCCCCATTCCCCTTCACATTTGATAGACTTGTCGAGATAATCAAACAATGTTTCTTTGTCAATGATCCAATCTTTATCTGATTCATGAATCATTGAAAGTTTCCCAAGTTTCAAATTGTAATGCTTACATATACTTTCAACCTTCGTCTCTTCCTCTGTATCTTCGGGGTTGGGTTCGCTCAATTTTTTCTCACCCATTCCCAATTTAATCGTCCCGATGATATCAATCATTTCCTCTGTATGGAAAATATTATCCATTGTTGGTTTTTATTGATTTTTTTATACAAATTCTTATAATGTTTTCAAATTAAATTTGTAAGGAATTTATACAAAAAAAATATATCACATTTTTTTTCACATTTTTTTTCACAATTTATTCACAATTTTTTTTATTTTAATGATTGGATGATACCAATTATTTGATTCCAAGCATTATCCCATATGATTTTATGTTGTGGATGTCGATGTCTCGCTTTCGGGATATTTTCAAGATTCCATACATCTAACTTTTGCCACATCCATGTTCTATAACATATTTGAACGGATTGATATTCCAAATGTGTTTTCCAAAATAACATTCTTTTATCATATTCATTATTGTAATCTTCTACAAATTTATTACGCTTTTTTTCATCTTCAGGTGTATCTACACCCACTTTCTTAACTTTCCAAGGATCTACTTTTATAATATCAATTTTAAATGGTCTATGTGAGTTCATAACTGAGATATGTCCCCAATATTTATCCCATTCAATATAAGATTTATCTCCTGGTAAATATTTATACGCACAATGATAACACATAATCCACCTTTTTGTAGAATGTAAAACAATACGACCGAGAATCATGCTCCCATTTCTTTCAGTTACACGATCACCTTTGGAAAATTGAGGCGGACCTTTAATAAACCTTTCATATGTTAATTGTAAATATTGAATGCTTATACCACATCTGATATACCATTCGATTCTTCGGTTTTTGTTACCCTTGGATCCACTCCAAAATGCTTGAGGTAATTTTGCCATTTTATCGGCGGGTAGAATATATTTCATCCAATCAACCATAGCATCTAGACGATCATTCGTAGTTCCTTGTACTAATTTTGTGATTTTTTCAGTCCGATCACGCAACCGATATTTTTGAACCAATGGTTGGATTAATTCAGACATCAAACCATACCTGAGAAAAATCAATGAAGAAGTTACAGGTAAAATATCCCTCCATTTCGTTTCAACAGGATATGGATCAAAAATCTCCATAATATACTATTTTATAACTAATATCCAATAATGTTTTCAAATTATTTTTTAATTGTTTAAAAAAAAGATAGCTTATAATGATATAAACCTGAAATCTTTTTTAGATATATATAATTTAATAATATTATATTTTGTGAAATCAATAGAATAGATATTCAGTTTTTAATCCAATATTTTTATGACCATTAATATCTTCATCAAAATCTATTTCATCCATATCTTTTTCTAAATATTCTTTTATCATTTCTAATAATACATTATAATCACTCGTTTTATCATCTGGATTATATCTAATAAATACACAAGGTACTCCTAATTTTGCTGCTATATC